ATTTAAATCTCTCTTAGAAGATTCACGAATGATTTTTTTGGCTTCTGCTGCTTGACGCTCTTGCCAGATACCGTCAATAAACATCCATTCACGACCTTCCATAATACCGTTTACGAAAGCATTTGGAGCAGATGGATCTGCAACAATATCGATGGCGGCTAGCATAAAATCTTCTTGAACTTCTTGATAACCGTTTTTGGCTTTTAGAGATCCCATACCACGGGTAGAAACACCAAGTTGGGCACCCTCTTCGATAAGATTTTTTACAATTTTGCCCATTGGGGTATCAAGAACTTTGGCTTTACCATAGATGTTATTACCATCTTCGTAAAGTTCTTTTACAATATGGGATACTCTATCCAAGTTTACGGTTGGGCCAGTTGGGTGATTAAGTTCACCGAGAGCACGACCCTTATTAACGTATTCATTGATATATCTCTTGCATTCCTTTAAAAGAGTGCCTTGTGGATAGATTCTGCCATTGCGGTTTTTTACGCCAGACTGCATAAAAATACCTTCGATGAAATATGTCTTTTCACCGTTTCCAACATTTTCTTTAACGTATTTGATGTCTTCTGTTAGTTCGGTGATTAGTTTCATTCTTGTTCTTTCTTTCCTAGAATGGTTTTAGCTACAGTCTTATATTGTTCTTGTAAACGTTGTCCAACTTTAGTATATAAAACTTTGCCAGTTTGCTCTTTAAAAGAAACTGCGTTTTCTTCGACAACATTTTTGATCATTTGACGGATATTGTTTTTCATAATAGGTTTTTTACTTTCTGTGAAAAAATTACGTGTTGTTTGAATGCTGCTCCATCCGTGAGTATTTCCGATACCATTTTTTGTCTGTTTTTTTGATTTAAAGATTCAAACAAACATTTTAAAGATTCCACATCAGATTCTGAAATATTTATACTTGAGCCGTTTTTAAATTTGTAAGTTTTGGGTTTAAAATTTTCAACAAATGATACGAACTCTTCTAAGTCTGTGGTTGTTTCTGCCGTACTTTCGGTTTTTAGCAAGTTACTACTTATTTCTTTTTTAATTTCTTCAAAACTTTCATGTAGCTTCAAAGACAGAGCCTGAGTAATATTTTGTTTAAAAAACTCTTGGTTTTCTAAAAATAAATTTTCTACTCCGTGTTTTAGTAAAAGATGTGTTGTTGAGATCATTTACCCTTGCTCCATTCCAGCTTGTGCAGCCTGCTGGGCTGCAAGTGCTGCCTGTTCTTGTGCTATACGCTGACGGTCAGTTGCCATTTGTTTTTCCAATTCGACAAGTTCTTCTGGTAAATATTTAAGAATATTTTTCTTTACATACTCCGTAGAGAAATATTTACCGATATAGGGCTCAACGAATGATAGCATTTTAAGACGTTCTGCTAAAATTTCTGCTTCCTTTAGATCCCAGAAATAGTTATCGGTATTGAATACAAACTTAATATCAGTTTTTAGAGTTCTCCAATCTTCGTCAGTCATGACTCCTTTTAAGAGCAATTGGACTCTTAAAGTATCCATGAATAATTTGGAAAACTGGAAACGCAATCTATCGATAAACTTATAAAATTTAATTTCTTCGCGAGTAATTTCGGTAGATCTACCCATATTGAAACCAGTTGTTTCTGGAGTCAATCGGCTTAGAGGAACATTAAGTGCTCCGTATAGTTTCTTTTTGAAATACTCCGCGTCCTCAATTTGTGATAAAGATTGAGCACCAGGTAGTGTGCTAATTTCTGTGCCTCTTGAACCTTCTCTACGTGGCAACCAATAGTCTTCAAGAACCGACATGAACTTTCTTTCATCACGAATTTCGCCTGTATCTTGGTTATAGACAAGCCTTGTTCTAAATCTGCTCATCATGTCTCGCATGTATTGTTCAGCTTTTTGTTTTGGAAGCTGTCCAACGTCAACATAGAATACTCTTCTTTCTGGTGCTCTTGCAATTCTATAAACTAAAAGAGCATCTTCCATTTGACGTAACATGTTTAGAGGTCTAATTGCTTTGTGTAGATAACCAAGAACTCTTTTGCTATTCAAATCTACTAAACCAGAGGGAACATACACAATGCTATCCAAAGACAGGTGTAAACCCTGCGGACCAGTCATTATGTAAGATTCTTTATCTGTGTTTGTATAAACGTAAAATTCTTCAATATCTTTTACAAACTGTACTTGTGTTCCGTTGGCTCCCTTGTCAAATTCTTTTTTGAGCTTTCTTATCTTTTTAATTTTTAATGGATCGATAGGAATTATTTCTTGAATTCCTTCCATTGGAAGTTCTTTATCTATTACCAAATTATAATAAACTTTCGAATCAATATACCATCTTCTAAAAATTTCATATGCCCTGTGATTAAAATCTAAAAGATGTAAAACTGTGTCAAATTCTTTGTATATTTTATTTTTTATGTTGTCTGAAACTGGACAATTTGTTAAATCAATTTTTACTGGTTTATGATCTGTTCCAGGAACTATTGCTGCATTTACAATTTCATCAATGGCATTGTCTAACTCTGGATAAACAGACATGTTTCTGTATTGAATTACAGATTGCTGTTCATCTCGCATTGTGGTGGCATAATCAAGAACCGTACCAAAAAATCCACCGGCTTCAACTGTTACAGTTCCATCATATACTTCAGGGGCAGTAAATGCTTGAATTGATTGAGCTTGCTTTTCTACTTTAGTAGCGGGCTTTTTGCCAAATTGAAAACCAAAAATATCTATTTCCATATATTCACCTTCTTGTGACATCTAAAATTTCAATATAATCAAAAACAACAATGACGTTAAAACTATTTAACACGTTTGGATTGCCCATATTTAAACTAATCGGTTGTATTGCTGCAGGCCAGCATCCATGTAAAACAAATCTTTTTAAAGGTGTAGAATTATCATTTAAATCTAAATGATCTATAAACCAATTATTTGCTTTATACCTTGATGGCGTGGTATTGCTTCGATTTGTGTCGTGATTGTTTATTTCATCTTGCCATTTTTGTAATCTTCCCCAAAGATTATTTTGGCCAATATCATCCCAAGCCTGAAAAGACCAGGTTCCATATTCTTTTTCTCCGGGATAGTGATACTTTCTTCCAAAATAATCATAACTTAAAGTTTTTGTTGGGACACTGGGAATTGTTGTCGCCCTTACATGATAATCTGTAAATTGTCCACCAAATGGAAAAGTTCCAGTTATTCTAAAACGATTAGATCTAGTACCACCATTAAAATTATCTTTAAAATTAATGAGCATATTATTCCTTACCGGTTATAATTATCCTCAATTTTTAAATAATCAAAAGTGAGTGTTGCACTAAATCCAACAAATCCAACTTCTGCCATATTTAAATTAATTTCTCCGATTACTGATGGCCAGCATTTATACAGATAAATTGTTTTTATTGTTTCTCCATTCAATCCAAGCTGTTCTACGCGCCAAGTAGTTTGTAAAGTTCTATAACTAAAATCGTTATTTATTACTTCGTGCGTGTAATGGCCGTCCATATTTTCGGACCACCTGTGAAGGGCTTTCCACAAATTTCTGGTATTGTTGTCATCATAAATTCCAACAGCCCAGGTAGCATACATGCGGTCTCCTGCATAAGTAATTTGCCTGCCCCTATAAGGAACAACAATTGTGTTTACTTGTGTAGCTGGTAAAGATGATGAAACCATCTTAAAGGAAGCATCATTTTGCTCCGGGTTATTGGTAACCGAGGTAGGCCACAATGGATAAACTCTAAATCTGTTGGCTCTCGTACCACCATTAAACCCATCCTTAAAATTGATTATGGAGTTAGTATTGGGCATTATTGTGTAAGAGTTACGGTTACTCCCAGACTTTCAATAGACAATATCGGTTTAATTACTACTTGCATAGTCAGAGCAGTTCCGTTATTAGTATTATTAGAATCGTTACAGATAATTTGAGTCTGTGTGGTATCAATAAACTGAGCAAATGGATCTAAACCAGTTTGTATTTCAGCGGTAACCTGAGCTCTGGTTTGGGCATTATTAATTTTGTACAGATATTTCAAACCAATATCATTTAGCAGTTTAGTCAAATCAGTTTTAAGATTTGCAGGTCCAATTCTATTTTCAGACAAGATCGTTGCATTAGCAGTAGCTCCAGTCAAATCTGAACCTAAGAAGTTTTGAGATGCGTTTACAAAAAAGTTTACTCTATTAGTTCTTAACGTAGTTTTTAATGCGCTATTCCAATCTATAGAACCTATGGTAATTTTTCCATTTAAAATAGTAGATAAATCGATACCGGCAACTGTTAGGTATAATTTATTTTGATTTTTAGAACGATTAAAGAATCCAGCTACATCAACTACGGAAGGTAGATTATAGGTTATCTGACTATTAGCCAACAATGTTGTGGTATCTACATCAGAAACAGTCTTT